CCTTATAGCCAACCCGATAATTACTTTTTAAATCCGTACGCCATCTGATTTTCATCTTAATAACCGTCAAAGCCGTTGTCTGCATGGCAATCGCCATTTCTTCAGACTGGAATTCGTCAACAACCGCGGAGACTGTTGCCACCACCACCCATGTTGACGTAAAGCCGCCGCCTCCGTCCGGGATCTTTTCGGGACGCTCCAGCGTGATCCGTGCGTTGAATTCAGACGGGCTTGGGCCGGTTATTGTTTTCTGTTTTTTTAATTGCCAGCCTTCAGCGACCATCAGAAGCTACCCCATAACCGATGGTTGTAAAGCAAGTTGTCAATAACCGGCTTCAAAACTTCCGAACGATCCCCGTGATAATACGCATCTTCAGCCGCAAACTTAACTGCACGCTTAATGGCCTTCGGGATTGCAGCGGAAGTCAGCCAACCGCAAGTAAACCGAATCGTTATCGGATTTGACGGATAAAGCGTAACGCAAGGCCATGATTTTCCGTAAGGTAAAACGATCTTTCCGTATTGATCCCCATTCGTTTCAACCAGATAATCCGTTCCGGATGTCATTGTGGTTACTGTTCCGGCATAATCTTTATAGGTTATTGACGTGACGGTTTGCAGATTGCCGTATGGAAGTCTGATGTAATTGTCACACGGAAATTCATCGAGAATGTAATCCCACGTCTGCGTTAAAAGTTTTCTGGAAGTTATCTTTTCAACTTCTTCACGCGCATCCTGAATCAAATCAGTCAAATTAGCATCGTCTGAAGTGATAGCGGCATTTGTGACAATCGAAGTACCAAACTCGCAAGATGCCAATAGAACCTTTGCGATAGTCCTAATCTGTGATGCCGTGCCAGTGTAGGCAATTTCATAGGTCGCCGCGTCATTCGCCGTTGTGACCTGAGTAAACGCTCCGCCCGTCCAATCAGCCCACGTTGCCCCGTTGTATTCCTGAATCTTGACATCCACCGTACCTGTAGCGCCATTTGGCCCACATTCCAGATAGACGACAGCCTGCTTGCCTGCAACATCAACACCCGTCCCGATAAGGCCATAAAGCGTAGTCGTTGCATGAAGCCCGGAATAGATTGACGGTGAATTAGTGATGTTTTCGGCAAAAGTCCCGGAATCGACAAGTAAATGCGCTTTTAAGGTCGCCAGATCTATCGGCTCAATCGTTGGTGGAGTTACGCAAATAAGTTGCATTTATTCAACCCTGCCCGTTGCAAAGATACAAACAGCGCCAGCACCAGAGGCGTCAACCACAAGGGATTTAGCAGCCGTTAACATCATTCCGCCAGCCCGACTAAAATCAAACTGGATAGAAGTATTTACCGCCATTGCAATCGGCCCAATAAGCGCCGCATCAACTGAACCAGGCGTTGTTTCGGCCTCGCCAATGGTAATTGATATAGCAGATGCACCATTATTAATTACGAGCTTGTCAACAATGATGGAAATTCCAACAGCCGGAGCCGCCTTCAGTTCTTCGCAGCCCGAAGCGTCGGCGGATATAGCATTGAGAATGAATACACCACTATTGGCTGAAGGACCTGGATTGGGACTGGTAATAGCGATAGCCATTTACTTACCCCCCTTTTTCTTCTTTTCAGGTTTCGGGGTTTCCGGCAATGGTTCAATAACCGATCTTGGCTCAATGACTGGCAACGGATCAGGCGGATAAACAGTCCCGCATATATGGCATCTCCGGTCTGACCCGTTATACGCTTGGTGACAATTAGTGCAAATCATGATTGATCCTTTAGGGCGGTTTCCCGCCCGTTAAAGGTTATTCAGCAATTACAGCAAATGGTACGGTTGCAGCCACACCGTTCAGGCCGGTGAGGATATTCCCGCAAGCCTGAGACAAGTCAAAGGAGTAACCATCTGTTGTGGTTCCAATATTGATATCTGTCATCAGCCTGTTATTGACCACAAAGAAAACACCGGCTGCATCTTCAATGGGTTTCCCAGTTGCCATGATAGTATTGTCCTGGATCAAAGGCATCCATGACGCCGTTACGGTTCCCGGAGCGACAATTCCTTTTGCAGTAGTCCCCAACATCCTGTTACTCATGATTTTTGTTCTGCCCGCTTCGCCAGCACCAAATGTAATATATGATACGACAAATGTTCCCACAAAATCATTATCAATAACCTCAAGGAATGGACTTGCTGTGGAGAGGATTGCGCTTGTCATGGTTCCGATCGTACCATCAAACGTGCAGCCAATAAATTTGATGCCGCTGGCCGCGCTGGTCAACGTGATAATCGGGGAAGCATGAGCCAGAGCCTTGAAATGGATGTTAAAAAACCGGGTTCCATAGGCTTCACCAACGGGCAGATGCCTACCGGATAAACCTGGCTTGTCGTTTGCGTCGTATGACCCGACCCCGATTACATCACATTTTGTTGGAAACTTAACAAGGTTTTCCGTGGTGACATCGGCCATCAGAAAAATACGATTGCGCCTCGCCCACCAGCGATTTGCAGTTAGGGCAATGCTGATATCGCTTGCCGCGATTGCTTCTGCCAGTGTTGAAAAGGGAGAGGCAATAGACCCATCGCCCGTTGCAGAAACATTCAAATCAACAAAATAATCAGCGGCCCCGGTCGGGTTCCCGCCCATAACACTTCCGCCCGGCTCGACAAGAATCTGACCGCCGTTTGCTACTACCATTACATCTCCGCCTTGTTTTCGGTACACGCGAGGACCGTATGTCGAATCACTCATTTTAATTCTCCTTTGTTGCGAGCTTTACGCTCTAATGCTAAGCATTTTGGAGTTGACCGGCTTTCACCGGCCATTGGTTAATTATTCAGCAGCATCATAAATCAGTTTTGAGTTTATGACAGTTGTATCCTGGGTTGCCGGGAGATGTGTTCCACGATACTGGATTGCGATAACACCGGCCTTGACTGCATTCTGTGTGGCGGAAGTAAACAGCGCCCGGACATATCTTTTGTTCGGTTTCTGAACATCCAAAATCAGAGCCTTGTTATCCGCATCAGAGGCGGAAAGTGCCGTGTATGTGGCGGTCCCGGTCAATGATGCCATGCCGCCAGACCCGTTCAATTCATCCTGTTGCGCCGCAAGGGTCAATACGCACCCGCTTGTCACATCACCAGTCAAAGCGATAAACGCCACGCCGTCCCACCCCTTCATATCCAGGATGGATGTAGCACTTGCAGCCTGGCCATCAGCTACAGGGGCTAAAACATACGTTACCTTGCAGTTATTTAAAAAATTGTTCATTTGATTTTCTCCTTTATTCAAGACGGATTTTAACCCGGCGAATTTGGTTAGACGGAAATATAAAGTTTCTTCATTGCATCAGCCTGCCGCACACCGCCACCGACTCTTTTACGGGCGCGGAATACTACAAGCCCGTTGTCGGCTCCGGTCGTGTAATCTACCTGGAAGGCAATGGCAATCCGGTCAGCGATAACATACGTTTTTCGGAAATCGCCATAAAGAATCGGATATGTTCCGGCTGCAACGGCGGGCATGTCCGGCATTTCAACGTAAGGCGCACCGGCCAGAGTGTTTGGCATTGCGGTAGCAATACCCGGAATCCACAAATACTGGCCCTGCCCATCTTTCAGTTTACGGGTTTTGCCGAGAGTTGCCCGGCTCAGACCGAAAACAGCATTTTGGGTGTAGCCAGATTTCAGGGCATAAAACAGGTCAAGCAGACCATCGCCGGTCAGCGAAGCAGCCGCACCACTATTTACAGCAACGATGTCGCTATTGACTAACAGACCTTCCATCTGGTTAGCAGCGCCAACGCCGTTGATGGACTCGTAACCTTCCTTCACTGAAAACTGTCCTGCTGCATCCTGGCGAAGTTCTCCAAGCAGGTCATACGCCGAATCTTCAAGCATCTGCAAAGAAACTTCGATACGGGCGAACATTTCAGGGGCCTGGAACTCGTACATGCCATAGGTCGGGTCGCCGGTGTTGGTTCTGGTTGTAACTTCACCCACGCGGGTAGCCGTTGTCGCTCCGGTTTTCTTTGGCCCTTTCAAACTTCCAACTCCGATGGTTCTGACTGTTGCCAGTTGGCGGATGGGGGTCATCAGAACGATGTCCTTGATTATTTCAGCCTGCATGTCAGGAGGGGCCAGAAGATAACCGGCGCTCACATCGTCGGACTTGACCAATGCGGCCATGCGCTTCTGAATCATAGCCACATCTTTGGGATCACGATCCTGCGGAGGGCGTCTCATAACACGATCAAACGCAGTTCGGAACTCTTTTGCTTCACGTTCGGTAGAAGTCCCACCAAGATTCGGGGTCTGCAAAAGCGCCTGAATCTGATCCATTTGATCCTGCATGGCCTTCTGGTTCTGAGCAGCCAAAGTAACCTGCTGGTTCAATGGCTCGAACCTGTCCATTGCCGTGTTGATTTTGTTGATTTTGTCCTCAAGCAGAACATCACGCTTTTTGTCATTGGCGTCATTGGCAGCCTTGAACTCGTTAAACGCAGTCATAAGCTGAGTGACGGCTTCTTTGGGGTCGATATCAGGCATTAGCTTTCTCCTTTATTGCATTGTCGATAATTCTTTTTAATTCCATACAGTTGTTAATAAAATCGGTATGGGTAGCATCTTTGTGTTCATCTTCCCGATGTTCAGGCTCATCCTTCCGATGAGTTCTGAAGGCCAACGCTGCAACCCGCTTCGCTTGACTGTTTGATAATCCCTCCCCGTCCCGGAGAAGGCGCTCGAATTCTCGTACCGATGGTACGTTATCGTTTTCTGGCAAAAGATTCTTTGGAGTTTTTTTGAAAAGGTTGAGCAGGCTTGACTTTGTTGGTTTCTCTTTCTTTTTGGCAGGAATCATCATGTCGGCAAATCCGGCGTCAACGGCTTCTTGTCCAAGAAACCATGTTTCTTCAGCCATCCATGACTCAAGTTGCGCTCGATTGTTTCCGGTTCTGGCTTCGATGATGTCTATGATTCCAGCCTCCAACTTATCAAGGACTTCACCTTCTTTACGCATGGCGTTAGCATCGCCCACTGTGAAGCTCCATGGCTTATGGATCATAATGTTTGAGCCTTCGCTAATCATGATCTCGTCTCCGGCCATAGCAATCACAGATGCAATGCTGGCTGCAATTCCATCAATATGAACAACCACTTTGGCCTTGTGGCGAACCAGAGCATTGTAAATAGCAATTCCATGATAGATGACACCACCACAAGAATTGAGCCTTACGTTTATCGTTTCTACGTCAAGAATTGAAATTTCCTTAACAAATTCGTCGGCGCTAACTCCATCCCAATAATCCCCAATATCGCCATAGATAAAAACTTCAGCCTCTTTTTCTTCAATCTTCCCAATCCTCAGAACGCCCGGAGAAAGATTGCGACCACGGTTCATGGCGTTAGATTCGTCATCCATTTTAAGCGCAGAAAGGACTGCATCTATCTGATCCCTTGCCGCAATCAACTTTGATTCATTGGCGGCTGAAATAACTCGGCCAGAGTTCATGATATTGCGAGGTATCGTTTCAATTGAAGTTTTATACATTGCCTGCGTCCTTTTGGTTTGGCTGCGAACCCACAAGTTGCCCATTGCTTTGAGTCCCATCACTCAATATCATGTTGGCCGGAACAAAATACTCATCCCCGCCTTCACGCGGATTGTATTCTTCAAGTGCCCTCATTTCGTTATTGTTCAGGTTGCCCATTTGCCACATCTTCCAGTAATATTCCACCCTGTCTTTTGCAGCACCGCGCATAAGGGCATTCGTTATGAACTTTACGTAACAATCTGTATTTTGTTCTTGCTCTGTAAGCAAATTGACATTGGCGCTATCTTCTATGCGTTTGTACCAAGGACTTAAAGTATGTACCACATGAGCCAAAAACATTTGTTCCGCGCTTGCGTAAGTGGCTGTCTTGTCGGGATGCCCGATCATTATCGGCATTACCCGGAAAGCCCTGCAAACTTCTTCAATTTGGAAACGGCGCGTTTCTATATGCTGAGTATCTACACCGTTCATGGTTGTTGGATGGAACTTAGCATCACGATCAAGAATCAATGGTTTGAATTTGTTTGAACCCGCAATATGCTTTTCAACCCACTTTGAAAGTTCTTTGTGCTGTGTATCGTTAAGCGTTCCAGTGATTGAATATAGCCCGCTTGTTTGGCCCCCGTTTGCGTGAAGCAGCGCATGTGATTCTTCAGTCGCAAGCGAAAGTCCTATTGATTCCCTTGCAATCGTGACAGCAGGGAGTCCCATCCACGTATTCCAACTTGGCCCACGGACATGCCAGATAGATTCAGCGGGAAATTCTTTTTCTTCTGCAAAAGAAGATTGTATTGCGTATGCTTCGCCACTTGTTGTTGCAGACTGAGCATGTATTCTATATGTCAAAGTTCCATTGGCGCTACGATCAACCGTAACTGACCCAGGGTCTAACGGGATAAGTTCTTTTAATTGCCCACGGACAATATTTTTAAACGCAAAGAAATCACCGGCAAGTGCAACTTGAAATACAAGGTTTTCCCGAAACTCAAAAC